GGTGACGAACGCATCCTGCCCGAGGGATGGATCGAAGAAGCGGGCTCGCCGAAGACCATCGACGGCAAGCAGGTCGACTACGGCTACATGCTGTGGCCGATTCCCGAATCCAAAGGCACGCCGAACGAAGGCGCCTTCGAAGCCCGCGGCATCTTCGGCCAGCACGTCTACATGAACCCACGGGAGAATGTCGTGATCGTGGTATGGGGCGCGCTGCCCAAACCGCAAGGCATGGCGCCGATCAAGGACAACGATTTCTTCGCTGCAGCCGTCGAGGCGCTCAAGCGGTAATCGTCGTTTCGTTGACCGAGCCCGTCCTTAACTTGGGCGGGCTTGGTATCGCAGCGCTGCTGAGGAGTCAGTGCGAGCAATCAACGATCAACGATGGCGCATCCATCATTTCCCACCCGACCTCAGCCTACCATGATTCGCATAATGGGTAACGTTACGTTTAATCGCGTCGGGAAGATGGTCAGCGGTCCCGGCGCGATTTAATGTAACGTTGGTTATGCGCTGCGCTCCTATCCCCCTCGATATCCCGCCTCACCTGGTCAATCAGGCACGACTATTCGCAGCCCGTGGAGACGATCTCCAGGCTGTCTGCCATGTTCTTGAGGATTACGGGCGGCTTGTTGCCGAGGTTCGCCAGCTACGCGCTAGAGTCTCTCGGCTCGATGATGAGGGCGCCGCCCTTGACGCCCGTTTATCAGCCCTGCAGGACGCCTGCCGGGCGATTCTGGAGCTTTAGACCCACTTCCTTTCTCTGACTCGCCATTCTGTTTCTGATACGCCTGGTTCGTTCATTCTCTTGCAGGCCATCTCCGCTTCCTTCTTGGAGCTATAGTCGCCTGTTTTGTCATCTTCCCAATGCACGCCTTCTTGTGTCTCATATCTGAACTGCAGCACGTATCGGCGTTTTGTCGGGCCTGCTTTCGCTGCCCTAGCCTTAGCCTTTGCCAGCTCATTTCCCATTGCATCGGCACGAGCCTCAGCCAGCTCGACGCGCTGCATCAGATCATTATCGTCACGTGACGATAATTGCTTTTTAAGCTTTTCGTTCTCTGCCCGCAGCTCGTCAATTTTCTTCAACCCTGCCGCGTCGGTCGCAATCAGTGCGTCACGCAGACTGGTTATCTCTGCCTGCATCCGCTTGATTTCCTCGACCGTGGCAGGGTCCACGTACCCTGATCCTGATTTGGCCTTTTGCCGTTCACGGTAGGCGCGCTGTTTCTCGGCGGGTGTCATTGCCTTTCCAGTAGCAGGCCTGCCCCGCTTGCGCTTGGCTGGCTGCTCGTCCAGGGGGAGGGCTTGGGTTAGCTGGTCTGCTGGGTTGATCATGGCGAATGGTCCGTTTCGTTGTTCGTGCTGTAATTATAGTAACGTTACCATAAATGAACTAATTGCATGTTGCTATCGGATACGTACATACGATAGATAAAGTAACGTTACCTTAATTCAGCCTCGACCATGCCGCTTGCGGCATATTAGTCGCCTGCACGCCCTGGACTGATCGCCTCGTCGTCACCGCGACGGAACCCGCGCAGCGGCCGATCTCCCGCCAACGAAAAAGCCCCCGACGGCCTGCATGGCCACCCAGGGGCTCTTCGCGATCCTCGTCCTGCTGTCCCGTCCCGATCTCGACCCGCGCCCTGATTTCCAACCTTGACCACTCCGAGCGCCTGTCCGGCAGTCTCCCAGGATCGTCAGCGGCTGATCTGGTCAGGTCATGGTAATTGCGGCCGTTCAGCCGCGCTTTTCAGCTGGTCGGCGGTGGGGGTGCTGTTACACCCCCACTTTACCGAAGAGTTCTTCGGTTTATCCCCTTTTGCACTCGACCATAATCGAGTCTGGAACGCCTGAGCCAAGCATGAATATGTCAGCCGCTGCCTCGCCTGCTTTCTCACAATCGGCTTCTGTAGAAAAACCTTTAAAATCAAATACTTGCGCGCTTTTCTCGGCTTCTTCGGCAGGCTCGCTGACATACAGTGTCAGCACAAGCGCCCATGTCATCACTTGATTGCTTCCTGCTCAAAACCGAACAGAACGCCTTTCAGTGCAATGCGTGCCTGATTCCTGATCGTCGAGGGCAGGGCGTCGAATCGCTTTAAGATGGGCCTCAAGTCCTCGGATACCGTCATTTCCGACTCATCAAGTAACAGCTCGTCTGTTGTCACACCCAGAACCCGCGCTAGCTCAACGATCTTGTCGGCTGATGGCATCTGCGTGCCCGCCTCGTATGAGGTGTAGCTTGATTTCGCAATGCCTGCCGGCCCCCAGACTTGGGGCTGAGTGAGGCCACGGGCCGCCCTGAACTTCTTCAGGTTCTCGCTTAACGTCATGGTTCTGTCGCTCTGGCTTTTCATCATGCCGTGATCGTAAATACTGTCCACCTGTACAGTTCCGTTATTCCGGTACTTTAATGCTTGCATGTCGCAATGCTCCGTGGTTAGCATACCGGCATTGAGGTGCCGTTATTCCGGTATTGACAGGGAATCATGATGTTTATCGATTGGTTGACCGTTTCTCAGGAGCATTCGCACGACCTGCCGGTCGTTTGCGACGTTTTCACGCTCACGATTGACGCGAACACCAATGAGGTTCTCAGCACTCGCCAGCCGCGCTTCAAGCATGAATCCAGCTACTCGACCTCCGTCACCATCCACGTCCAGGGCCGCAAAGTGCGTGTCGAGGGCAATCCAAGCAGAGTAGGGCGCCTTGACAATCTCTTTGGTTTTACAACGGTCGAGCAGTGCATCGCGGTCTACAACGCACTACTGCGCGAGTACGGGCTTCCAGCTTTCACCCGTTGCACACGCGTTGATGTGCGCCAGGGCCAGTCTGGTTCTAAGGCAGGCGATGTTCTCGCGGATGGCGCGAAGATTGAGCGAATCGACCTCACCACGAACGTCTCAGTAGGTGATGGCAACGCCCTGGCTTACCTGCGTGGCATTTCTAGCCAGCGCATAGGCCACTCAATCGGGTTCCTTTACCCAAACGGCCGGACAGTCACTTGGACCCCCAAGGGCAACGGCAAGGGCGGTCGCCTCCAATACCGCAAAGCCTACGACAAGGCTTTCGAGATGGACGCCAACCTGCTCCCGAAAATCAAACGCCTCTACGGCGACCAGTCTTCTGAATTTCTTTACGTCCAGCGCGTGCGCAATTTCTGCGCTCAAAACGGCGTTGTTCGCATGGAACAGGAGCTGAAAAACGAGTTTCTCCAGCGTCACCACCTCAGTTACTGGGGTCTCTTCGACGAAAGGCGTTATGCCGAACTCCACGACGAGTTTTTACAGATTGACGACCGGCTAAAGGTTACCGCTATGGACATGATGAGCATTGCAGACAAGCTGATAGAGGAGGGCATCTGCAAGGGTCGCGCCTCCGCAAATGCCACAGCATCCCACGCGCTGCTTTGGATGCATGGCCAGCCTCACAACGTCTCTCAGCGTGCATTCGAGACCCATGCAGCCCGCCTAAACCGCATCGGCATCAACATCCGCAACGCTTGTGATACCTCGCGCTTCGCGCCGGTCTTCGTCCGTCAGGCCCGCGAAATCACCAAGTCCACCGTCCTGCCGATTCCGAGCTGGTACCAGCGCGCTAACCACTTACAGGTGGCCGCATGATCGCCGCCACTTTGTCGCTGTTGGCCACGCTTGCCGGTGGCGTCATCGCGCTCTATCTGGTCCGCCTGGAGTACCGCCCATGATCAAGTCCGTTGAAAGCAAGCCTGGTAATGGCATGACGTTTTGTGATTGCTGCGGATGCGGCTATTCGGCCTCTCAGGTTGATTTTCACGCCGTTGAAATCAAGTCGCGTGACTGCTCTATCTGCGCTGGCTGCTGGCCTCTTCGCAGTGTTGATTGGCTCCCAGGCATGTGGTGTGAGTCCGATCTATCTGGCGGCGAGACTGATCAATGAGAACCGTCAGCTTCCAAGGCACTCAGCTAACCGCTGGCCAGCGCCGCCGCCTGGATGAACAGCAGCGGACCCGCGCCTTTATGAATTCCGTCCTGCAACAGCAGGTCAGCGAAACCCTGGCGTCTCTCGATAGCCGCCAATCCCAGGGCATCAAGCCCGAACGCCGATGGTTCTTGGAACGCCAAGAGCGTGGCACTCCATGCGTCGCCGATATGTTCGGCTTTTAAGAGGTAATACCCAATGGCTATGACTATCAAAATCGAAACTACCGGCAACTTCCGCACCGGTATTGCTGCCAAGTCGCAAAAGGCTTACTGGATGGCCGAGGCATATGCCCATCTTCCGGGTATTCCGTATCCGCAAAAGTTCAGCTATTACGCTGCCTCGCAGAATGAAGTTCTGCCGGTTGGTCACTATGAGTGCGATATCACGTGCTCGATCAAAGACGATCGCATCAACTTCGAGGTTGACCCCCGCCAGGCTCGCCGCATTTCTTCGCCGCAACCTGGACAAGTTGCTCCGGCGAAAGTTGCAGGCGCTAACTAAATGGCCCTGTGCGTTGAACTCGCTGGAACAACTCTGACCGCCGTGGGCGAGTATTCAGAGGCCTGTGCCGGATACGCACTGATGACCGCGCAAGAGTTCGCCAGTACGCCAACATTGGCCGCGCTCTTTGCTATGCCCGAACCCGAGAGTGCTAGAGCTGCCTTCATGGCGGGTCTTTCTCTCCCACTGATCCTTTGGCTAACCGCCTGGGGATTCGGCGTTGTAGTGAGTTATCTCAACTCACGCGTCGAGCCTGTAACTATCGAGGAGTAAACAATATGGATATGTCTGCCATCGTCGGCGCAGTTGACGCCACCGCTGTCGTTGCTGCAATTGCCGCAATCGCTGCCATTAAGGTTCTGCCTGGTGTCGCGAAATGGGGCTTCAACAAGGTTATCGGCTGGTTCCGTTAATCGAGCTGACCCGCTCAGAGGCTCCTTCGGGGGCCTCGTTTGTTTCCGGGGTGCCAAATGTTAATTCAGTTCGGAATATTCTTTTGGGGGGCACTATGCGCCTGGGCAATTATCTTCGGGTTTTCTCGGCACTGAGTTTTTTGCTGCTTTGGCATTCGCCTGTTAGTGCTGAGGATTATTACTGGGTCGCTGATGCTGGCGATAGAACGCGTGAATCCAGTCCTCAAGCTGCATGCCAGACACTTATTACTGTTTCGACCTATACATATACTTCCTATCGGCTTGGCCCTAAATTCTCCGAAACACGTTTTAACTGTGAGGGCTTTGCTCCTAAGGCCCAAGTTTGGACATCGGCAGGTTTTGCCATTCGGGGTGGTGACGCATGCCCCGCTGGATCCGAATACAACTCCACAACCGGCGAGTGTGTCGCCCCCGAAGAAGACGAATGTGCCGACAAGGCTGGCATCGACGAGGGCTTTTCCAAGGCTGGCACCGCGCCTGATTCCTTCGTCACTATTGCTTCTAACGGTTTTGCTATCCCGCAGCGCCAAGGCTGTAAGGGCGGCTGTGCTATGGAGTTCCACGATATTCGAGGAAAAACCAACACATCGGGCGCTTATTTATATCGTGGCACAGGCACTTATACCGGTCAGCAATGCGCAACTACTGGAACCGGCGATCAGATCGACGAAGACACCAACGAAAGTACCGATCCGCAAACAATCAAGGAAGACGTTCCATGTGTTTATTCCTCGGTTGGTGGAAATCAAGTCTGCGAGTCGAAGAAAAGCGAGGAAAGGGAAGGCCAGTCTTGCGGGACTGTTAATGGCGTTCCGACTTGTGTTCAAACTGTTCCCCTCAAGAATGGCGTTGATATCAGCACTGAAGTCACGACAGAAACTCACGCTGACGGTTCTAGCACCATCACTAAAAAAGACACGGCAACTTCGACAACATGCACGGGCATTAATAGTTGCACTTCTAAAACGGCTACCACTACAACGGTTATTCAGAAAGATGCTGATGGCAATACTGCTAGCACTGAAAGCAATTGCACGGGTGCGGCATGTGGTAGTTCATATAATCCAGACCGTGACGGTGACGGCTTGGGTGACGGGGATGGCGAGGAAGGTCAGGACTGGTACACGTCTGGTGATGATACATTCGAAAGTGTGTTGACCCAGTTCGCAGCCGATGTAAAGCAGACGCCGATTGCTTCCAAGACAACTAGCTTTCTTACGTTCCGAGCTTCGGGCGCTTGTCCGACTTGGTCTGTTAGTGTTTGGGTGTTCGATATTGATATCGACCAGCTTTGTTCCGGCGACATTCCTTGGGACGCTATCAGGGCTGTGATTCTTGCTGCTGCTGCGTTTCTGTCGTTCCGCATTGCTTTGTTCTGAGGTGAGTTATGGAGTTCTTTACGCTTGCGTTTTGGGAGGGGCTTTGGGATGACGCTACTGAGTATCTGGATGATTGGCCGATCCGCATGCTCAAGAGTCTCCTTGATGGTGTCTTGAAAGTTCTCAACGGCATTGTTCCTCCTGACTTCATGGCTACGCCGATTAGTGATCAGCTTGGTCCGGTGATGGAGTTCATCGGGTTCTTCTTGTCCCAGTCGGGTATTACGGAAGCCTGCGCCATGCTGCTGTCGGCTGTGATGTTCCGCCTCGGTCGCAAAGCGATCACGCTTGGTAGGTGGTAACCATGGCTATCCACTTTCATGAGGGTTTGCCGGGAGCGGGCAAGTCGTATGAGGCGTGCGTGTTTCATATCCTGCCTACGCTGAAGGCTGGGCGTCAGGTGGTCACAAACATCCGAGGTATCAACTGGGAAAAGTTCGCTGAGTTGCTCGATGAGCCTGTCGAATATATCCAGATGCTGTTGATCTATATCGAGCCGGCCGAACAGGATGGCGATTCCGGCGATATCGAGCGCGTGAAGAATGAGTTCGCCGACAAGACCCCGGACAACGCCATGATTGTTTGGGATGAGATTCAGGATTACTTTCCCAGCGGCAATTACAAGCTACCGCTGAACCAGCAGAAGTTTTGGACAGAACATCGGCATCGCGGACTTGAGATCGTCATCATGGGTCAGGACCGTGACGACGTGCATAAGATCATTCGGAGCCGGATCGAAGACATTATTTACTTCTTAAAGCTTCAGGCTGTAGGCCGACCGAACCAGTACAAATGGGAACAGCTTCAAAAGCAGGCCAAAGGCAAGTTTGTGAAGATCGGTTCCGGCGTCCGCTCGTACGATTCAAAATACTTCGGTCTTTACTCTAGCCATAGGCGGGAGAGCGTAAAGGGTGGCGTCTACCAGACATCCCGAACTAACGTCCTGAAGAACTCCAAGCTGCTTTCTCTCGGCGTTCCGGTCGCGTTCTTGGGTGCGATCTATGCCGTTGTTCATCTGTACGGCTTCTTTACCGGCACTGGCGGTGCTGTTGCTAAGCCTGCCACTGCTGTGACTGTTGAGCGATCAGCCGAGCCTGTTTCAGGGCTGACCAATCCAGAGCCGCCAACAATGACCGCTGGCACGGTCACCAGTCGCACGACCGAGCATTCGGACGCGGATCAATCGCCGCCGATTGATTACCTGGACAACCTTGCGCAAAAGCATTTGGTCCGCGCTACGGCGATCATTGATAGCAAGAAAAAAGGCAAAGAGCTGATGGGCGAAGTCGAGTTGCTCGACAGCTCCTATCACGTGAAAGAGCGCTTCAGCGTCTCCGAGATTCGCGCCCTGGGCTGGACCGTCACCCGAACTGGTTACGGATTGCTGCTCGAAAAGCAGGGTGTCGCCTATGTCGCTCGCACGTGGCCAATTGAACTCCGCGCTCGCGTCGATCGACGGACAGTCGATAGCCTGGGCCCGGGCGCAAGCGGCTTGCCGCGCGCCCGGGAACAGGCTTCATCTCAATCCGCTGATATCGTTTCGGTCGGCTCCAATCCAGGCCATTTGTGGTGACGATCAGACAGGACGCTTCGCATAAT